AAAACAAAGCAGACAAGTGTTAAACCTTTACCACATTATGAATGTAGCATAACTGAAGTAAATTCAGATCAAGAATGTGACTACTATGCATTCACTAGGGTTAAAAAAGATTTTAGTGTTGGATGGTATCTTGGTGTTATGAAAAAGAATGAATACTTTCAACAAGCTAAGTATTTAAAAAAAGGGGAAGTTGATCCTTCTAACAATTATACTGTTAGAGCAACTTGTTATAACTTAACAATAGATAAGTTAAAGGAGAAGTTAGAATGAAACTTACAATAGATGTAGAGAATACTGTTGTAAAAAGAGAAGGTAAAATGCACCTTGATCCGTTTGAACCATCCAATAAATTAGTTTTAGTTGGATGTTTAGAAGATAATGGACAAGAGCATTTATTTAATATGGATGTGCCTGATGGAATATATCTGCAGGAGTTATTGGACAAAGCTACTATCATCATCGGTCACAACATAGCCTATGATCTTATGTGGTTATGGGAAACAGGATATAAATATGATGGTCCTGTATTTGATACAATGTTAGCAGAGTATGTTCTGCAGAGAGGTAAGAAAGAGCCATTATCTCTTGAGGAGTGTGCTAAGAGACATGAGCTTGCCACACAAAAAGAGGACACGCTCAAGCATTACTTTGCTCAAGGTGTAGGTGTGGATGGCATACCAAGAGATGAATTAAAGCAGTATTTATCTGCAGATTTAAAAGCAACACAAGAACTGTCTGATCTACAATACAAAAGATTAAACTCAAAGGAAGATGCAGGTCTAATGAACACAGTAGTGTTTACAAATAAAGTGTCTGTTGCATTAGCTAAAATATATCGCAGAGGATTTAAAGTAGATGTAGATACACTTAAATCTGTAGAGCTAGAGTTTCAGAAAGAAAAGTTAGACATAGAAAGAAGATTAAAAGGGCAAGTAAAAGAATTAATGGGTGATACACCTATCAATATGAATAGTCCAGAACAAATGTCTTGGATACTTTATAGTAGAAAACCAAAAGATAAATCATTATGGATGAATCACTTTGGACATACAATGGAGAAAACAAAGTTTCATCAGACAGTAAAAGAGAACAGTGATATTGTTTACAAAACAAAAGCAGAGAAATGTTGGAACTGTTATGGTGCAGGGACAATTAAAAAATATAAAAAGGATGGCAGTTTATATGCCAAGCTACCTAAATGTCCCAAATGTAATGGTGAAGGATTTGTCTTTGTAAATAGTGGCAAGATTGCAGGATTTAGATTTAATCCACCTAATGTAAAATGGGTAAGTGCAAATGGTTTTAGTGTTAACAAAAAAATGTTAGAGGTTTTACAACATGTTACAAAAAGAAATGATAGCATGGAAGCCTATAACTTTTTAGCAGACATACAAAGATTATCATCTCTTGATACTTATCTCTCTTCTTTTGTAGATGGTATAAAGATACATACTAAATCAGATGGAATGTTGCATGTAAGATTACTTCAGCATAGGACTGCAACTGGCAGGTTTAGTGGTGCTGATCCTAATATGCAAAACATGCCTAGAGGTGGTACGTTCCCTGTTAAAAAAGTATTTGTATCACGATGGCAAGGTGGTAAAATTTTAGAAGCAGATTTTGCACAATTAGAATTTAGAACTGCGGCATTCTTATCACAAGATAAAACAGCAATGAAGGAGATACAAGATGGGTTTGATGTACATTCGTACACTGCTAACGTCATTACGGAATCAGGTCAAAAAATTAGTAGACAAGAAGCGAAAGCACACACCTTCGCACCACTCTACGGAGCAACAGGTTTTGGAAGAACCAATGCTGAAGCGAAATACTACGAACAGTTTACGAAGAAGTACAAAGAAATCGCATTATGGCATTCCAGACTGGCTAAAGAGGCTATAAATACAAGGAAGATTAGAATACCATCAGGCAGAGAATTTTCTTTTCCTGATGTTGAAAGGAGAGTTAATGGAACAGTAAGTCATTTTACACAGATAAAAAATTATCCTGTGCAAAGTTTCGCTACTGCAGACATTGTTCCTCTCGTTTTAATGAAGATTGATGAAAGATTATCAACTTGTAAATCTTGTATTGTTAACACAGTGCATGACTCAATAGTTATTGATGTTCATCCTGAGGAACAAGATCAAGTATTGTTTATAATTAAATCAATCAATAATGATATGAAAACAATAATAGATAATTATTATGGTATTGATTTTAATGTCCCATTGTTACTTGAGGCAAAGATGGGTGACAACTGGCTTGACACAAAAGAGGTATCATGATAAAACTATTACTACTTTATAAAGGAGTCATTGATGACAGAATTAGCTAATATTAACACAGATAGCTATGAAAATTTAGCAAGAGCAATGGGCATGGCAACAGATAAACCAGCCAAGCGTTCTAACACATTGAATAGATTAAGAATTTGGCACTCACCTATTATGGGTAAGGCAGATATAAATGGTAAGCTCTCAAATGTCGAAGTTGTTGAGGGTGGTTGTTATAGACTTGAAATTGTAAAAGAGGATTCCTCCACCTTTTTATTTTCAAAGAATATTACAATCAGACCATTTATGCAGCGATTCATGCTCAAAAGGTATGTCGCTAATCCTAGTGCCAAAGGTGGTGAATCTAAGGGTTCTTTCCACCGAACCATCATGGCAGATAGTCTTAACATGGATTTGAAGGATAACACAGGTCGTTTTAATTGTGGTAAGCCATCAGGTTATGTTCAAGATTTTCAAGCCTTACCAAAAGATATGCAGGATTTAATCAGGCAGATCAAAAGGGTAAGGGTCGTGTTTGGCACAGTGACTTTAGATAGTCCTGTTGACGATAAAGGTGTCCTTGTTGAAGATGGAACAGATTTTCCTTTCATCTGGGAAGTTGACAACAAGGATGCTTTTAAAATATTTGGCGATAAGTTTGCAGAGTTTTCTGCTAAGTCTGTGTTGCCAATTCAACATGCGATACATTTTAATGGCACTAATGCTAATCCTCTGCCAAATGGTAGTAAGTTTTACACACCTATAGCTGAAGTAGATTTCTCTGCAAGTTTTGATATGACAGAAGAAGATCAAAAGATGTTCAGAGATTTCAACGACTTTGTTAAAAACTTTAATGATTACATTTGCAAAGAATGGGATAACAGAGTTCAGAATAGGCAGGGCGATATAAGTAAAGAGGACATACAAACTGTAGAAGACTTCATTGATATAGAAGATTCTCAGTGATTAAAAATGATCCTTTTAAGGTGCATAATATAAATTATTTATCACCTAGTAGTATAAACACTTATATTACGGACAAGTCTCAGTGGATAATGAGATACCTCTTTGGCATTAAATCCTTTAGTGGTGCTAGTGCTATGAGAGGTATTGCACTTGAGCATGTGTTAGCAGAGAAAGTTGAGAAAGGTTTCTATGACTTTGATATGCTTGACAAAAAATTTGTAGCTTTGTGTGGTGAAGCGGGTATTGATTTAAACGAAGCTAGAACAGAAAAAGAGAGAAAGTCTCTTGAGGGTTATGGTAAAGTATTAGATGAAAAATTTAAATACAAAAAACTTGAGGGATATCAAGAAAAAGTAGAGGTGCAGTTAGATGATTTACCCATACCTATTATTGGTTATATTGATTTTTTGTTTGATAATACCATAGTTGATTTGAAGACAACTGCAAGGATACCATCAAAGCCTACAGAATCACAAAAGAGACAGATGGCTTTGTACTCTATGGCATATCCTGATAAGAAGGTAGATTTGTTTTTTGCTAGTTCTAAAGACAGTAAAAAGTTTTCACTAAGAAGTTTATCTGCTTACAAAAAGCAAATAAAAACAGTTGCTTTTACAATACAAAGATTTTTATCTTTAAGTGAGGACAAGCACACTTTAGCACATTATGAGTTCCCAAATACAGACTCTTGGATGTGGTCGGATAAGATGAAAAAAGAAGCAGAGAAGATTTGGTAAAACCTCAAAGTGCGAAAGCAAAAGGTAGAAGATTACAACAATGGTTTCGTGACCTTCTTATAAATAAACTAGACATACATCCTGATGATGTTGAATCAAGATCAATGGGTGCAGGTGGCGAGGATTTAATAATGGCAAGAGCAGCAAGAAAAAAGTTTCCTTACTCCATTGAATGTAAGAATCAAGAAAAAATAAATATATGGAACTCTTACGCTCAAGCAATAGAGAACAGTAAAGATTATGAACCAATAGTTGTAATTAAACGTAACAATCACAAACCATTGTTATTGGTTGATGCAGAACATTTTATAGATTTACATAGCAAAAATGAAAGGAAATAGTTATGAAAAGAAAATTAAATGCAGTATACATAGAGTTAGTTCCAAAAGCAGAAGGAACATATTGGGGTGGAGATGTTGAATTAAATATTATTTGTGATCCTAATTCTACATTAGATAAAGAAAGTCAAAAGGCTTTACATCATTTAGCAGAGTTAATAGCTTGCTCAGTTCCCATTATGGAAGTTGAGCCAACTATAGCAATAAAAATGGAGCAGTTTTTGGCTACTTTTGTTAAGAAAAAATTTGACATAAAAAAAGAAAAAGATAATGTTATACATATAGATTTTAAAAGAGAAGATTAATATGGGAATGTACAGAGAAGAATTAAATAGAAAATTTAAAGAAATAGGTAACATGGCTAGAAAACAAGCAAGAGAACAATCTGATCACAAAGAGATTATGGATATGGTTAATCATCCACCACATTACAATCAAGCAGGCATAGAGGCTTTGGATGCAATTTTGGCTGCTACAAATGAAGGCAGTGAGTATTATCTGCAGGGTAATATAATAAAATATATTTGGAGATATAGATATAAAAATGGTGTTGAGGATTTAGAAAAAGCATTATTTTATTTGAAGAGATTAATTAAAGTAAAGAAAGATGATACGAGTTAACATAATTTTAAATGTTAAAGCTGACCCTAAAGAATATCCAATACCATCAGATGGAGATGTAGGGCAGGAAATAGAAGATTATTTAAAAGATATAATACATGAGGTGGATGGTCTAAAAGTGACTAGCATAAGGGTAAGAATACAGGAGACATAGATGAATAATTATTTACCAACAGATTATCAAAATTTTATAGCTTTATCTCGTTATGCGAGATGGAATGATGAAGAGCAAAGAAGAGAAACTTGGCTTGAAACTGTTGATAGATATTTTGATTACATGGATAATCATCTTAAAACTAAAAATGATTATACAATAACAAAAGCATTAAAAGAAAAAATGACTGATGCTATTGTTTCTCTTAGTGTTATGCCTAGTATGAGAGCGTTGATGACTGCAGGTGTTGCTTTAGACAGGTGTCATGTTGCAGGTTACAACTGTAGCTACATACCTGTGGATAGTCCAAGAAGTTTTGATGAATGTATGTATATTCTTATGTGTGGCACAGGTGTTGGATTCTCTGTTGAAAGAGAGAATGTTGATAAGTTACCTGTAGTTAATGAACACTTTGAAAATAGCACTACAGTTATAAAAGTTGGAGATAGCAGACCGGGTTGGGCAAGAGCATTACGTGAACTTATTGCTATGTTATATGTGGGACAAGTTCCATCTTTAGATGTAACACAAGTTAGACCATCAGGTGCAAGATTAAAAACATTTGGTGGTAGAGCGTCAGGTCCTCAACCTTTAGTAGACTTATATCATTTTTGTATAAGCATATTTAAGAAGGCATCAGGAAGAAGATTATATCCTATTGAGTGTCATGATATTATGTGTAAGATAGGTGAAGTTGTGGTTGTCGGTGGTGTCAGACGTTCTGCACTTATATCTTTATCTAATTTAGGTGATGATCAAATGAGACACGCAAAGTCAGGTCAATGGTGGGAGAACGAAGGGCAAAGAGCATTAGCCAATAACTCTGTAGCGTTCAAAGGTAAACCTGAGATGGGTACATTCATGAGAGAGTGGACAGCGTTATATGAATCTAAATCAGGAGAGCGTGGCATTTTCAATAGAGAATCAGCCATCAAACAAGCAGCTAAAAATAAAAGAAGAAAATATGCTTTGGTAGAAAAGCCTGTGTTACCTTTAGACTACATACAGTTTGGTTGTAATCCTTGTAGTGAGATTATACTAAGACCTTATCAGTTTTGTAATCTTACAGAGGTCGTGTGTAGACAAACAGATGATTTACAAACATTAAAAGATAAAGTTAGAATGGCTACCATATTAGGAACATTCCAATCTACTCTTACAGATTTTAAATACCTTCGTAAAGTATGGAAAGATAACACAGAAGAAGAAAGATTATTAGGAGTTTCCCTAACAGGTATTCTTGATTGTCCTATTCTATCTCCGTATGATAAAAATTTAGAAGATACTCTTGAGCAATTAAAACAAGTTGCAGTAGAAACAAATAAAAAGGTAGCTAAAGATTTAGGCATACCTCAATCCACTGCTATCACTTGCATTAAACCATCAGGAACTGTTTCTCAGTTAGTTGATAGTGCAAGTGGTATTCATGCTAGACATAATCCATATTACATTAGAACTGTTCGTGGAGATAATAAAGACCCACTAACACAGTTTATGAAAGAAGCAGGTATACCTATAGAGCCTGACATTACTAAGCCTGACAGTGTTTCTGTTTTTAGTTTTCCTATGAAGTCACCAAAAGGTGCTACCACCAGAACTGAGATGACTGCCATAGAACAACTTAACTATTGGCTAACTTTTCAAAGACATTGGTGTGAACACAAACCCTCAGTTACTGTATCTGTAAAAGAGAATGAATGGATGAAAGTTGGTGCATGGGTGTATGATAACTTTGATGAGGTATCAGGAATATCTTTTTTACCTTTTAGTGAACACACTTACAAACAAGCACCTTATCAAGATATTGATGAAGAAGAATATAATAATTTATTAAATGATATGCCTGAGTCAATTGATTGGAGTAAATTAAAAGATTTTGAAAAAGAAGACACAACTACAGGAAGTAAAGATTTAGCATGTGTTGCTGGATCGTGTGAGATAGTTGATATAGAAGGAAGATAACTATGAGAGAAATGTTATTAGGAGCTTTAAAATCTTATTATGTTGGCAATATAAATAAACATATAGCTAATGTGGAAGTATTTTTAAGAACATCTGTTGGTATTGGAGAGCACTCTGATATACAAGGATCAATAGACAAAGAGTTAGAAGCCATAGACAAATATGATGCTAGGCTATCTATGATTATAAAATACTTTGAAAGAAAGACTGTAGAAGAAAGTGATAAAGAAGAAAAAAAATCTAAGTAGACAAGAAAGAGGTCTAGGTAAATATGATGCACCTTTGAAGTTGCAATATAATCAGGGCATCACAGGTTTTAGATTTAATAAAAAGAATCCTTTTCCTGCAAAAACTATGCAACATAGGGAGTGGCAAAGAGGTTACAACTTTGCTTATTTTAAACAGGTTGAAAAGAATGAGGCTAGAAAAAGAAGCTAAAGAGTTTATGGAAAAAAGGAATAATACTACTTCAAAAAAATTAGAAGAAATATTTGAGAATGTTAAACTTGTGCAAGGTTTAACAGATATAATTCTAAAAAAGTTAAAGGAGTTAAATGCAAAAAATAACTCCAACGCATGACCTATCTTGGTATTTAAAATGGATAGGTTCTATGTTCATCATGTCAGGGATAATCTGTCGAGCAGTCGGTGTATTCCCCTTCTACGATTTGATATCCTCCTGCGTAGGCACAGGTTGCTTAACTGGTATGGCTTATCTTTGGCATGATCGAGCATTATTAATGGTTAATGGTGTTGCTTGTGCAGCGTTGATGATGGGAATATTAAGATATGTTGCTACTTAATTATTCCAAACTCTTCACCTATATCTAACAAATCTCCGTAATCATCCATTTCTATATCCTGACCCGGATTTTGTTTTCTCCATTCTCTTTCTATTATCTCTCTGTCTAATCCACGTAGTCTAAAAAATCTTGCTCTATTTTTTCTGATTATATCATCGCTTGTATCCCAATCTTGACTACTTAAAGCATAAGCTAATGCTTCATTTTTGATGTTAGCCATTTCTATTTTAAGAGCTTTTTTCTTTTGTGCATCATTATCTAAACTATTATAATCAGAGCTATTAATATAATCAGTTAAATATCCCTCTAGTGCATAACCTGTGTATAATCTTGCATCTCTATTTGCTTCAGGGTCTTTTAGTTTTCTTGGTGCTACTTCAACATAATCTAATTTTAATCTGTCTAGTTCTTTTTGTGCAGTATTTCTTGGCTCTTGCGGGGTCAATCCTGTTATTTGTCTGAAAAAAGGCATATGATTTTGTATGCCACCTGCTTTGTATGGGGATGTTTGAGCAGGTCTCTCAAAGAATCCATCACCATCTGCATGTGCTTCCATAGGAAATGATCGAGTAGCTTGCTTCAACACGTAAGGGATAAACTCTACGTCTGTATTGTCGGTTAATAACCTATAATCAGGATCAACCATAGCATATACATCTTTTAACACTCCTGCACCCACAGTGTATGTGCTAAAATAATTTCCTAAAAATCTAGCTCCGACTTCATTTAATTTAGTTTCATCAGAAAGATTTGACTCTTTAGTTAAAGCAGACACTAATCCATCCATCATGTCTAAACTCACACCTGCTCTACCAAATGCTCCACCTGTTAATGCAGTGGTTAAATCTCTTATACTTATCTTTTCTGATACCTTTTCATTATCGTGTAGTCTAACCCCCAATGTTCTTTCAAAAAAACCATTAGGTTTTCCTAATCTATATAAATAATCTGCTAATGCCGCAAATGCAGTGAAAGGACCTAAGGCTGCTCTCGCATCAAATGTACCATGACCGAATGGATTTTTGTATTGATAAGCACCTGTGGTCTCATCTCCAAACTGTTGTCTCATGCCATAGAGAGCAGTAATCATTCCAAAGCCTGTTATTTGTTTTGCAAATTTATCTGCACCTCTGGCTTTATTTAATATACCAAAAGCATCAATCATTCCAAATACAGGAGCATGTTCATAAAAAAATCTAAATGCATTTACCATGTATCTTGGAAAAGGAACAAATGTTGATCCTAATTGTGTACTAAAGGTATCAATAAAACCTGCTGCAACTTGATTAAATCCACCTTTTCTTCCTCTAAATCTACCTGTTTGATAGGTAAAATCCATTGCTTCTGACATGGCATTTGCTATGGCTTTGTCATCCATTAACTTCATGTTGCCACTAGAAACTAAATCACTTAAATTATTTATTCCGTTTTTCTTAAATACGTCACCTGCATCTATTTTAATTAATTTGTCTATCTCTCTAGAAAATATAGCAGCCTTAAACATGTTGTCACTCATGGTGTTAAATCCGTTGAGTAAAGAAGCAACTCTCATCATTCTGCTATTTTGTGTTCCTATCTTTGATGTTACACTGTTTCCTATATCTCCTAGTGATCTAAACAACTCTGATGCTTTTTCAGAATTACCTAATTTAGGGTCTTTAAACATTTTAACTAATACTGCAGTGTCTTCACTTTGTATTCCTAAAACTAAATCTTTTAAATACGCAGAACTAAATGCATTTTTTAAATCTGCCACACCTTCTTTGGCAGCAAAAGCACCTGCTTTTTTTAATTGATCATCATTAAATATCACACCTCTCACATATCTTTGAGGTGCTACAACTAAAGTTCTAAGTAAACCTGCGTTTAAATTATTAAGACCATAAACATAATTTCTAAGATATCCGTTTGTAGTGTTTCTTACAGTTGTAGCTAGTTGCACTGTCATTAAACCAATACGTGTTTTATTTAATGCACGTAATCCATCATTGATAGAATTTAAAAAATTACCTCTATCTGCATTTTTAAGAACCTCCTCTCTAGCTTGCTCTGTGGTTCTACCTAAAGTATACAGACTTTTATCTACTTCATTTAACTCTTCAAATAATTGTTTAGTTTGAGCTTTTGATATTCTACTCTGTACACCTAATGTTCTACCTGCTTCAGATATCTCTGCTAAATACAATGATCCAAACTCTTGAGCAGTTAGATTATGTTTTTTAAGAATACCTTGAAAGGCATCCATTAACTTACCCTTCATCTCTTCATTAGGTAAAGAAAAACCTCTTGCTATTCTAGAAGTTATCCTCTCTTCTAAATCTTCTTTACTACCTTTAACAACACCTGCTCTAGGTCCTATCATATCTATTATTTCTGCACCTGCAGAGGATATATTGGCTATAATTTTACTATCTAAGCTAAATAATGTTCCAACTTCAGGAGCTAAATCCTCTTTTAATTTTTTACCTTTTTCAAGTGACTCTTCTGCAGTTTTTGACAAAGCTACTTTATTTAATTTTGAGTTTAAATCTTTAGTTAACTTTCCTATAGTTCCTTTGTCTTTTAAATTTTTTAAAGTGTGATTTTTGAAAGATGAATGTACTGCTTTTCTGTTTTCTTTTAATGCATTTTTTAAATACATTTCTGCAGTATTACCTGCTATTGCTTTCTTTGCACCTGTAAATCCACCCAATAAAGTTCCGGGAAGAAATCCTAACGCACCTGCTAATGCAACATTACTATTGTCAAATTCTCTTTCAGGGTCAATTGTAACTCTAGTTTCTTCTTGAGCAGCGGCAGTTCCTGATGCACCTAAAGCGTCTACAACACCTGCACCTATAGCAGTTTTATATCCACCATTTGCAAAGCCTTCTCTTAATGCTTTTAATCTAGAATAATTACCCGCTTTTTTTAATGCTCCTGTTGTCAAATCTTTACCTGCAACTTTAGCACCATTTTTAATTATTTCTTTTATCCCAAACTTTATTCCTTGTTGAGCAGCTAAAGCACCACTTTTCGCAGCACCAAAAGAAAACATACCTGCATAAGTAGATGGAGCAGTAAACACACCACCTAAGTAATCTGTTAAAGTTTCCGTTGTATACTCGCTATCTTGCTTATCAAAAGTGTCCATGAGTCTGCCCATTCTAGCTAGACCTTCATCATCACCTTTTGATTTGTAATCTTGTGCTTGATACATATCTCTTACAGCAGTTACCTCATTAACGTTTTGATAACGAAAATGTTCTAAGTATCTGTCGTATATGTCTTCAGGGTTATCGGAATAGTAATCTTCTCTATCTGCTAAAAAGGCTCTAGCATCTGATAAAAAATTTACGTTTTGGGTTAGATTTTCTCTAGTTAAACCTTTTTGATCAAACTGAGTGTAATCAGCATCTATTTCATACTGCATTTAAACTCTCTATTTTATTAAATTTTTAGCTATATTCATTGCATCATTATAACTTATAGGTGTCCCTTGAGCTTTTCTGTTACTAATTATAAGTTTTACTAACTGATCCATAGTTTTTGTTCTATCAGGTGTGTTTGATTGCATAGATTTAATTTTTGCCACTAATTGAGATTGACTCATGCCTGATAAATTTTTCTTTCCCGGTTTATTTAGTTGGCTTCCTTTTGTCTGTAATTTTTTTACATCGTCTTGATCAAATATTACCTCATCATCTGCAGTGTCTAAAAGACCATTGACCTCTATCAACTTCTTATTTCCATAGATAGCTTCAGATACAACAGTCATAAAATTTCCTTGTTTAGAAAGTATCCCTTTTTTAGCAGCATCATTTAATGTATTCATAAGTTTATTTACGTAATTAGTTACCAAAGTATTTTTATCGTTTTTATCACCTATAGTTATATAAGCACCTGTAAAATCATTTCTTTTAGAGGGTATTCCAAACTTATTTACAATTTGATCTGTTATAAAATTACTATACGTTTTTGCCTCGTTTTCATTAAAGGGTCCGGGAATCCTTTTTTCTTTGAATTCTCTAACTCTATTAAGTATATTATATTGAGAAGTTAACATGTTTTTAACTCTTGCTTGCATTGCGTTATCCATGTTTGGATTTTTCTCTATAAAATTTTGAAGTCTTACAATTTCATTAGTTGGATCGCTCTGCATACCCATAATCAATGGATCAATTTTAACTGAAACAGCAGGTGGTAAATTTAAATCACCTTTATTAGGATCAATTCCTCTAGCTCTCATCAATGCACTTGCTCTTGTCTCTACTTCATTAGATGTATAATCTTCATCTCCAAAAAATCTCATGATACCTACATCAGCAGTTTTTGTTAAATCTTTAAAATTAGGAATTGTTATAGCAGGGACAGTTGATTTTGTTAATAAGTCTGCTGTTAATGGAGTAGAGTGATTTGTTCTTTTACCCATTTGTAAATTTTTTATCGGTGGTGTGCCATCAAAATTAAATGCATTTACTAAATTTTTAGAGTATTTCAAAGCACCATCTAATCCTTGATCGGCTATTAGTCCTTGAGCAGCTACAATTGCCTCAGGATTATCAGCACCTTGCTCTCCACCTAAGTTAGCAATAATCTGATCAACAATTTTTCTGTTCTCTTTATATACTCTGTCAAATTCTTTTTTAGATTCTACTGCACCTTTATAAGATTCTATTACAAGATTATCCACATTGTTTTTAGTTCTTTCAATATCATCAGCAAAACTTTTCTCAAGACCTCTAGCAGTTCCTGTTACTAAACCTTTTGCAAATTCACCACCAAATAATTTACTAAACATCTATGCTCTCCTCGACATTAATCCCATAGGCTCTTCTTGGGGTTGCTCTTCTTGTGTCATCTTTTCTGTTTCTTCCATAGGCATATCTTCTTGAGTTATGGATTTTTCTTTCATTATATCACTAATAATTCGGTTAGCAACTGTGCCTCTTTCATTTTCCATGTCCTCCATTCCTGTTTGATATTCTACATTTGCAGAATCTGCTATTGTTATCATAATTTCTACAATTATTGGTATCATTAGCATTCCTATGTCCACTGTATGCATACCTTCCATGACACTAGCAAGTTGTATGGTATTTGCTAAAGTTGTTAAAGGCACACCCATTTCCATGACATCAATTAATTGTGCTTTAAATTGATCTGTTCCCATTCTTTCTATATAATAGTCTGTGGCTTCTTCAACTGTTACTAACGATGGAGGGGTTTGCCAAGGTCTAGCTCCCACCTCATGTGTCATTGCCATTCCGGGAATAGGTCTATCAAACGATTGTTCCATCGTCATTGCCTCCATTCTTTTGTGCTTTTCTTGCGTTTCTTATGTGCATTTGTATCTCTCTTGCAATCATAGCAGGTTGCTTTTTTTCGTTTGACCTTTGTTGAACAGGAGGTCTTGATCTAGACATCATGCCCATATCTTTTTTTGGCTCAGCTTTTATTTCAGGACTTCCTAGTTTCTCAAATGAACTTAATATTTGTAGTGTTGGGTTTGTTATCATTATCCAAATAATCCTTTAGTTATAGCAGCACCTCCTAGTGTGCCTATTAAATTTCCTACTGCAGTTCCTGCAGCAGAGCTTGACTGCATTTTTGCAGTTTCCATTTTTACATCTTTACTTACTTCTGCAATTGCCAATGCATTTATTCTATCTAATTGATTGTCAGCACTTGTCCATGCCCATTCCATTGTATCACTATAATGTGACCAAAGATTATCATAGGCTTCTTTTGATATATCTAATACTGCATTTGCATTGAGTTCATTGGCTCTGTTTATAGCTACAGTATCATTAGTAGCAATCTCTCTTCTCCATACTGCATTATTCTGTGCTATTTGTAATTGATTACTAGCATTATATTGATCACGTAGATTGTTTATTTCAGCATTAAATCTTTCTACTGTATTCACCTGACCTGCATTAAACTGTCCTTGTGCATTAGATTGTGTGGCATTAAACTGTGAGGTTGTTTGTGCTAAGTTGGCATAAAACTGTGCTACTTGATTTAATGATTTTGCATTAAATTGATTAGCAGCATTAATAGCTGCCTGATCTGTAAACAACGCTTGTGTTCTTTGTTGTGCTTTAAATAATTCTGTTTGTTGCAAATTAGTTAAATTAGCCATATCCTGTTGTAAAAAGTTTTGTGCATTTTGAACTGCAGCTTGTTGTCTATTATTTAAATTAGACAAATCCATATTAGCTAAAGCAGAAGCCTCTGCTATGACTAAACCATTTCTATTACTCAAGTTTTGCAAGTTCATTGTGTTTGCAAGACGAGAGTTTTCTAATACTATTTGTTGTTCTGCAGTAAAGTTTTGATTTGCAATATCACTAATTTTTGCGGCATTTTGTACTCTAGCTTGAAAGTCTTGATCAAATTCTTGACCTATAAACTGTGCTCTTTGTTGAGCAGCTAACATTGCTCTTTGTTGTCTGTTAGATAAATTTTGATTTTCAAATTGTGCAAACACACTTGCATCAGCTTGTGCTACAGGTAACGCTGATTCTATTGCAGCCTGAACAAGAGCCTGACCTGCTATACTTGACGCTCCTATTCCTCTTTGAGCCATTACTGCTTGCACACCTCTAATTGCACCTGCTGCCCATGCAGGTGGATTAGTTGCGTCAAAATCTGCAGTTAAATTAGCAAGCTGACCTGCTACTGTTGCTTGAGAAGATGGATTAGCAGTTGCCGCTTGAATTTGTTCCGTAAACCTAGCTGCAGTTTGTGCATTCGCACTACCAGAAATTAACTCACCTTGCTCTATTGATCTTTGGATTGGATTTTGTATTAGAATAGCTTGCCCTTGAGCAGCACTTAAATTACTAACACTTGACGCTATTTGTTGAGCAGCTAAAATTTTAGCTCTTGGGTCTTCTAGAGATGTTTGTGCCGCTTGAGTTGCTGATAAAGCACTATCAACTGCGGCAGCACTTTGTTGTGCATTGGCTAAACTAGCATCTCTTTCTTGTTGTATCTGTGCAGTGGTAGTGGGTGCTATAGTAGTAGGAACTGCTACTTTACCCTGCACTTGACCGATGTCGCCACTTATAAGCTGATCTTGAGTTACTTGCGTTCCAACAGGTATAGTTGTCCCACCTTCAGGTAAAGCAGGAGTTTGTGCTCTATCAGTAAACACATCTCCTATTTTAGTATCTTCAGCATATTGAGTTCCTACAGGAACATCGGCTTGTTGTAATTGTCTAGCATCAGCAGTGGGTGTAGGCACTTCAGGTGCCATTCTGGCTGTATCTATCTGCATCTGTTCAAAAACATCAAATTCTGGTGCATTAGCTTTAAACTCATCGAAATTAGGTATTATTCCTTGTGAAATTAAATTTTCTTGACCTGTTCTTTTTAAGTAAGCTATATAAGCGTTATCCTCTGCTCTGCTTCTACTGCCTGAACCTCTTTGACCAAAATAAGGACTAACAACCATATCCATAGTTCCGGGCATGAACCTTTGTTCTTCTTCATATTTTTTGTATTCAGGAGAGTTGTAAAAATTTAAATCTAAGTTAGGATTTATTTTTTTCTGAATCTCATTACGTGCTATAGCTCCTTGTTGTTCATGATAATCCCTTACTTGTTTCGGAGTAAAATTTTTACCAAACCTTTTTTGATTCTCTTGAAATTCTTTTAATCGCTCATCATATTCTTTTTGTGCCTTTTCCTTATAGTAATCTACTTTGCCAAAATTTCTAGGATCGTCTAAATATGGTGCAAAGCCTTCACTATCAATTTTACTTAAATCAAATTGCTTAGTAACGTCTTCTAATACAGGAGGCTTAACAGGCGTTGTATCATATCCTGCAACCCTGTATTTCTCAGAAAGTGGGTTGGGTTCCATCATTGGCATACCAAGGTGATCAGTAAAATATCTTGTGCCACCTCTTGGGATTGGTTTTAGAGGCTCTTTTGGTAACCCTTTAAATTGATTTTCTGTCTTTTTTTGTGCTGCCTGATATTGTTTAAATTGTTTGTCTGCCTGTTTTTGCATGGCTTTAAGTTCATCTCTTTGTTTTTGAATATTTTTCATCAACTGTTCATTGTTGTAGTTTGGATTAGCAGGAGGTACGTAAGACTGTGTTAGTGGATTGTATTCTTTGAATTGTTGGTTTCCTACTGCATCAATACCCGGATTCTGTACTTGGGATTGGTTTTGGAGGCTCTTTGCGAATGTGTCATCATCAACACCCGGTACAGCACCACCAACTTGCATCTTAACAACACCACCACGAGCCATCTCTTTTGCTACATTTTCGTAGACAATCATTTGTCTTTTCTTTTCAGGATTCTGATCTAAATAATAATCAAAATCATCCATAGATCCTGTGTAGCCCATTTTTGAGGCGATCTTTCTCATGCCTTCAGGTTTAAATCCTGTAAATATTGCCACTATTTAGCTCCAATTAATATTTTATCTAACTTATCTTCTAATCTTTTCATTGCATCCATGATGTCATGCATATCTTCTTTGACATCATCTTTACGTGCATATTCTTCTCGTGTCTTATTTAATAATATCTGTAATCTTTTTACTTCACCAAACATCTTGTTGAATGCCCAACCGAATGGTACAACGACCATAGTTAGGATGATGTTCCAAAATAACATTGCATCTATTTCCATGTTTACTCGGCATCCTTGATGGTTAGTGTTCCTGCATTAACTTGTTTTAGTATTTCTGCGTAGTGTCTGTTATCAGGGTCTAATGGTACATAATATGTTTTACCATCAATAACAGCAATTATGTTGTCATGTTGACCATTTAAATCTCTATATTGTGCAGATGTTATATTCATTTTTTACTCCTACAATTCTGATTCACAATCGGCAACTATTCCTGTTACAAAACAATTCGTAGATGCAGAACTAGATACAAGTAACATTTGAGCT